GGAGTTAAAATGTCCAAAACCGTTAAAAAGATTGGATGTCTTAATTTAAAGACTATGGTTGAGGAAAATAAACTTATCTTTAACGATTATGATATTATGAGTGAATTGACAACCTTTATCCAAAAACATAATTCTTTTGAAGCGGAAGAAGGATGTAATGACGACCTTGCTATGTGCTTAGTAATTTATGCTTGGTTAGTTGCACAGTATTACTTTAAAGAATTAACAGATCAGGATGTTAGAAAGAGATTATATGAGGAACAAAAAAATCAAATAGAACAAGATATGGCGCCATTTGGATTCATATCTGATGGATTAGACGAAAGTACTTTTGTTGATCAAGATGGTGATAGATGGTATGTAGATGAATATGGAGATAGATCATCTGAATGGGAATATATGTGGAAATATTAATTCTCAAATACTAAATTAAAATCCATATACCATATCGAATATCTTGAGCGTCTCTGCGTAAATAAACTTTTTAATAAATATTTCTTAGATAAACTGAGACTTTACGGAGAAAAACATGGCGACTCCTCAATTATCTCCTGGTGTGCTAGTCAGAGAGGTTGATTTAACTGTAGGAAGAGCAGAAAACGTATTAGATAATATTGGTGCAATTGCTGGTCCTTTTTCAATTGGTCCTGTAGAAGAACCTATTGATGTTTCAACTGAGCAAGAATTAATTAATACATTTGGAAAGCCACTATCAACAGATAGGCAGTATGAATATTGGATGAGTGCTTCTTCTTTCTTGTCATATGGAGGAGTTCTAAAGGTAGTTAGAGTTGATGATGATAAGCTTAAAAATTCCAGAGTTGGATATGGAACTACTGGAACTATAAAAATTAAGAATTTTGATGATTATAATTCAAAAGAAACAGGATCTTATCATTTTGCAGCAAAAACACCAGGTTCTTGGGCTAATGGACTAAAAGTTTGCGTTATTGATGATAAAGCAGACCAAATTGTTGGTGTTAATACAACAAATCCTGGATTGCTAGGGATTCAAGTCGGATATGGTATAACTGTAGGTATTAATACCACAATTGCGGGAGTTGGATCGACTGGAGTATTCATTGGATACTTAAAAGGCATTATCGCTGGAGTAACAACCAGTGCTTCAGGAAATTCATCTATTGATGTTAAGATTTTATCTAGAGTGTCTTCTGCGGGCACAGAAACTCAAATTAATTATGCACAAGGATCAGAGTATACTTCTGTTGTTCCTGGAAAAACTCTTATTGTTGTAAATAACAGTGGTATTAATACAGGATTTGTTACTGCATCAAGTGTACTTGACTGGTATGATCAACAAACACTTGGACTTACCAATTCTACAATTTACTGGAAGTCGATTGCACCTAAACCAGTAACAACTCAATATGCATCTTCAAGAAATTGCAAAAATGATGCATTAAACATTGTTGTAGTTGATGATAATGGTTCAATAACTGGTATTCAAGGTAATATATTAGAAAAGCATGTTGCAATTTCTAAAGCAACAGATGCTATTTCTGGTGTCAATTCTCCACAAAAAGTTTGGTATAGAAATTATCTTGCCAATTTCTCAAATTATGTTTACTCTGGAACAAATTATTATACTTTCGAAGATACATTAAATAATGTAATACCAGTTTCTGTTGGATTTACTACTTACTCTGGTGTTGCTGCTGCATCATTTACTAGAATTTCAACAGCAAACGGTGGATGGAATCAAGAAGCGCAAGGAGTAACCTTTAATGTAATTGGTAATAACTCTTTTACACTCTCTGGTGGTGCAGATTACTCAGGAGGAGGATTTAAAGCGACATTAGGTTCTCTAAACACTGCATATGAACTTTTCTCTAATGAAGATGAAATTGAAGTTGATTATTTAATTTGTGGACCTGGTTTGGATTCTAAAGAGGAATCTCAAGCAAAGGCAAATGCTCTTATTTCAATTGCAGAGAATAGAAAAGATTGTGTTGCAGTAGTTTCTCCATATAGATCAGCAGTTGTTGATATTACTAATACAACAACTCAAACAAATAATGTTATCGACTTTTTCGCACCTCTTTCTTCATCATCTTACGCGATTTTTGATAGTGGTTATAAGTATACCTATGATAGATTTAACAACCTCTTTAGATATATTCCATGTAATGCAGACATTGCTGGATTAATGACCAGAACAAATGTTACTGGTTATCCTTGGTTTTCTCCTGCAGGACAACAAAGAGGTGTTTTAAATAATGCAATTAAACTTGCATACAATCCATCTAAAGCACAAAGAGATCTTCTTTATAAAGCAAGAGTAAATTCAATTATAAATCAACCAGGTGTAGGAATTCTTCTATTTGGTGATAAAACTGCACTTTCATATGCTTCTGCTTTTGATAGAATTAATGTTAGAAGGTTATTCTTAACTGTAGAGCAAGCTTTAAAGAGAGCTGCTCAATCTCAGTTATTTGAATTGAATAATCAAACTACTAGAGCAAACTTTGTTAACATTGTTGAACCTTATCTTAGAGATGTTCAGGCTAAGAACGGTATCTATGATTTTCTAGTAATTTGTGATGAATCAAATAATACGCCTGATGTGATTGACAATAATGAATTTAGAGCTGATATTTTCCTAAAACCAGCTAGATCCATTAATTATATTACTCTTACATTTGTAGCTACCAGAACTGGCATTTCTTTTGAAGAAGTTGCTGGCAGAGTTTGATTTAGTTACATTAACAAAAAAAGGAGGTTCTAAAAATGTCTACACTAAGAACAATCACTGGATTTAAAGAAAGACTTGCTGGTGGTGGAGCAAGACCTAATCTTTTTGAAGTTGATATTCCTGCATTTCCTGGAGAACTAAGTTCTATTTGGAATACTGGTGCAGGACAGGAAGCAGAAACTTTTAAATTTCTATGCAAATCAGCAGCTCTTCCAGCATCTAATATTGCTTCAATTGATGTTCCTTTTAGAGGAAGAATTTTAAAGGTTGCAGGTGATAGAACATTTGATATTTGGACTGTAACTATTCTTAATGATGAAGACTTTAAACTTAGAACTGCTTTTGAACTTTGGATGAATTCAATCAGTAAACTTGAAAATAATACTGGTGCAACTAGTCCAACCTCATATATGACAAATGCCTTTGTTTATCAACTTGGAAGAGGTGCTGGAACACTTAACTCTACTAATAATAGTGGAACAACTAATGGAACCGCTATTACACCATTAAGATCATATAAATTTTATGATATTTTTCCAACTAGTGTTGGTGCAATTGATCTTTCTTATGATAGTTCTGATGCAATTGAGGAGTATACAGTAGAGTTTCAAGTTCAATACTGGACTGCTGGTGAATCTAACGATACTAGTGGTGTTGTTATTTCTTGATAAATAGAACATCAAAGATATTTCTTAGTATATAATGGCAAAACTATTTGGATTTTCTATAGAAGATGATCAAAATTTATCACCTTCTGTAGTATCGCCTGTTCCACCAAATAAAGAAGATGCCTCAGATTTTTATCTGAGTAGTGGATTTTTTGGATCTTATGTTGATATTGAAGGTGTATATAGAACAGAATTTGATCTAATTAAACGATATCGAGAGATGGCACTTCATCCTGAGTGTGATAGTGCCATTGAAGATATCGTTAATGAGGCTATTGTATCAGATACCAATGATAGTCCTGTTCAAATAGACTTGGATAATCTAAATGCAAGTGATGGTATAAAGAAAAAAATAAGACAAGAGTTTAAATACATTTTAGAACTTTTAGATTTTGATAAAAAAGCACATGAAATTTATAGAAATTGGTATGTAGATGGTAGACTTTATTACCATAAAGTTATCGATTTAAAAAATCCAGAATCTGGAATACAAGAACTGAGATACATTGACGCAATGAAAATGAGATATGTGCGTCAAGTAAAGAAAAAAGAATCAGATAAGTATAGAGTTTCTAACAGGAATTCCGATAATCCAATGGATTATGAGTTTCCTGAAATTGAAGAATACTTTGTTTATGAACCAAAAATGACATATCCAACAGGAACTCCTGCTCCAGGAAATCTTGGCGGATCTAATGCTGGAGTCAAAATGACAAAAGACTCCGTTACCTATTGCACATCAGGTCTTGTCGATAGAAATAAAGGATCAACATTATCATATTTACACAAAGCAATTAAATCTCTCAATCAACTTAGAATGATTGAAGATTCACTTGTTATTTACAGACTTTCTCGTGCTCCAGAAAGAAGAATTTTTTACATCGATGTAGGCAATCTTCCTAAAGTAAAAGCTGAACAATATCTACGTGATGTCATGATGAGATATAGAAATAAACTTGTTTATGATGCAAGCACTGGAGAAATTCGTGATGATCGCAAATTTATGGCAATGCTTGAAGATTTTTGGCTTCCAAGAAGAGAAGGTGGAAGAGGAACAGAAATTTCCACACTTCCAGGAGGTCAAAATCTTGGAGAAATTACTGATATTGAATATTTTAAGAAAAAACTTTACCAATCACTAAATGTTCCTCCATCAAGAATGGATGGTGAGGGTGGATTTAATTTAGGACGTTCTTCCGAAATTCTTAGAGACGAAGTTAAGTTTAGCAAATTTGTTGCAAGATTGAGAAAAAGATTTTCATACATGTTTAGTGATATGTTGAGAACACAATTGATTCTCAAAAATATCATTACACCTGAAGACTGGAATCAAATGGATGAGCATATCCAATATGATTTTCTATATGATAACCATTTTGCAGAGTTGAAGGATGCAGAACTTTTGAATGAAAGATTGACAATGGTTCAAGTTGCAGAACCTTACATTGGAAAATATTTTTCACAAGATTATGTAAGACGTAAGATTCTTAGACAAACTGATGTTGAAATTTTGGAAGAGGATCAAAAGATCAAAAAAGAGATCGATCAAGGAATAATTCCAGATCCAAATCAACCAATAGATCCACAAACAGGTATGCCTATTGATCAAGGAACTGCTGGAATGGATTTAGGTCAACCAGTAGTTGAACCTGATTTAGAAAGTCAATCAAAAGATGTTATTCCCAGTGGAAAACAAGTAGAACTGCCCGCGGGCGGGGAAATATAAATAAAAGCGACTATTAATTTTGGATTTTTAAAATGGATGATTTAATGGATATGATTGTTTCTGACGAATCTCCTTCACACATTAGTGATAAAATTAAAGATATTTTATTCACTAAGGCATCAGAAAAAATTGATGAGTTTCGTCCAACTGTAGCAAATTCTATGTTTAATAATGGTGTACAAGAGGAAGACTTGGAAGAAGAGTGATAGATTATGGCAAATCTATCTGACTTTTTCAAATTAGTTGCAGAAGAAAAGAAAAAGCAAGAAGATGAATTTAAATCTCTTGTTGGAGAAGATATTGATAATATTATAGAAAATATTTTTAAATCATCTTCAGCATTCAAAGATAAACAAGAGGATAAACAAAATAAAATAATTAAAGAAGATTTGAAAAATAATATTGAAAAGGAAACTATTAAAG